TATCTCATTATTATTATCTAAAATATATTTTTAAAAATAATTTAGTTATTCCATATAATCATAATATTGTTTTGGGTAAACCTTATGGATCTCTAGCATATCTTTACATTTGGAAAAAGTTTAATTTAAAACCTACTAATGTAATTACTAATAATATAGACTTTATTAATTATTTTGATCCAACCGCAGGAAATTCTTTAGGGTTTGCATCTGGGTTAGAATTAGGAAATAAAAAACAAACATGGGTCAATATAAGTGATGCCCAGCTATCTAATGGAAATATTTATGAAGCTGTTAGATTTATAGGTATTCATAGACAAAATATAAAATTAACAATTGATTATAATAATGTAAAACTCATAAGTAATTTATTACAATCTAAAGAATCTATCAAACAATTGTTTATATCAAATGGGTGGAGTTTTTTGGAGATTAAAAATAAAGAGGATTTCTTTATGCTAGGTAATATGTTTAATTTAAATTGTCCATTTGTTGCTTTAATACATACTAAAAAAGGTTTTGGTATAAAAGAAATGGAAGAAAATCCTGTATTATATCATTATAAAAAATTAAAATTGAAGGATTTGAATGCGTTCACTATTAGCCAAGAGCTTGAAGAAGACGGATTATTTGATTCATGCGGATATGTTCAATGTTGAAAAATTTCCAACATTGGCAAAGGTGATAGATTGTGAGATGGGAGAATCTAATCTTCTAAATATAGCAGGAGGATTAGCTTCAACTGGAAAAACTGTTTTTATTTATGGTGTATGCGGATTTATTATTCACAGGTATGAACAACTAAAATTTAGTTGTAAATATTTCGGTAGTAAAATAATAATATGTAATGCTGGTAAAATTGGATATAAAAATTTAGGGATAGGGCATATATTGGATGATGATAAAGAATTAATGAGTATTTTAAACATCCCCTTTTATGACCCAGAAACTAAGGAAGAATTAATTAATATTATAAATTTTATTAGGGAACAGGATAAAGGAATATGGTATATAAGATTAGGTAGAGACTATGAGGATTAAATTAACTTCTAATAACGGATTTATTGCTTCTCATTTAATAAAAAATTTTAATATAGTAGAAGAAGACTATGATGTATTGTTTCTAATTGCTTCTCCAACAAGTGAAGCAAAAAATATAGAGGATTTAAAAGAATATCATAAATATGTTGATGATTCTATTAACATAATTAAAAAAGAAATTAAACCTATTATATTTTTTAGTACAAGTGATGTTTATCATATCTCCTCTGGAAATATTTTTGAAAATATGTATGCATTATCAAAGATATATATTGAAAGCAATATTTTAACATATTCTAAAAATTTTTTAATTTTAAGATTGCCCATAATATTAAGTAGAAATAAAATTGATATTATTAATCAACCAAAAAGAATTCAAAATGAAGTTTTTAATAAAATATATAATTATGATATGAATGAAATATTTGAAGTAACTTTTATAGATGATTTATTAGTAAATATTAAAAAATTAATTGAAAATATAGATAATAAAATTATAGATATAGATTTTAAAAAAATAAAATTTATAGATTTAATTAAATTAAATAAAGAAATAATATGAATGTACTTGTGTCTGGTGCAAAAGGTTTTCTACTTAGAAATACATTAAAAGATTACAATTGGAATATCATTGAATATCAGGCAGGTGAAGAATATAATAACATAGATTTAGTTATTCATTTTGCCAGTCCTACCGATACATTTGAATTCCAGGATAAAGAAAAAATGGCTGTTACGATGATAGATATGACATTAAAAATGGTAACAGAAACTTTAGCAAATGATTGTAAAATGATTTTTGCCAGCTCAATGGCAGCAGCAATACTTGAAGACGATTATGGTATCTATAAAAGAGCAATGGAACAATACATTTCAGCATTAGTACCTGATAATTTAATTTTAAGAATACCAAGAGTTTATGGTAAAGATAAAAATAAAGGTCTTATGAAAAAAATTAGAGATAATAACATAGATGGTTGGGATAAAGAAATAGAATATATTGACATTGATGATTTTAAAAATTGGTTTAAGGAAGTTTTAAACAAAAATATGATACAATACTATAATAAAACATATAGAAAAAATACCATAAAAGAAATAAAGGATATATATTGCGAATCTTAATTACTGGTGGAACAGGATTTGTTGGCAGCAATTTAGCAAAAGAATTAATTAATCAAAATCATAAACTTACTGTAGTTGATAATTTTTTTACAAGTGATGCAAAAAACATAAGTGAATTTATAAATAAAGTAAATTTTATAAAACTTGACTTATCGGATGAATCTTGTATTGAAAAAATGGATAATTTATTACAAGATATTGATGTTTGTTATCATTTTGCCGCTAGTATTGGTGTAAAGCTGATAACTGAAAAACCAGCTGAAACATTACAAAATTCATTTAAAATCAATAATAACTTATTTCCTCTTTTTGAAAAACATCAAACTAAAGTTATATTTAGTTCAACATCTGAAATATATGGGGAAACAACTAAAGAAACAGGTTCTGAAGAAACTGATGTTCTTAAAATTCTTGCACCAGGCAAACCTCGTGGTAGTTATGCTTGTTCTAAATTGATGTCAGAGTTTTTGATTAAATCATATACATTCCCAAGTGTAATTATTAGATTCTTTAATGTAGTTGGAAAAGGCCAAGTTTCTAATTATGGACATGTGTTACCAAAATTTATTGAGTGTGCAAAAGAAAATAAACCACTTCCTATTTTTGGTGATGGACAACAAATTAGAAGTTACTGTGATATTAGAGATGCAATTCAAATGCTGATTCTTCTATTAGATAATAAACATAATGGTGAAATTTATAATATTGGTAATGATAAGAATAAGTTTACAGTATTTGAATTAGCTCAAAATGTCATAGAAACACTACATTCAAAATCAGATGTTATGATTATCCCATTTGAAGATGCACTAGGAAAGCAATTTGAGGAAATTTTCGTTAGGTTCCCTAATACAAATAAAATCAAACAATATTATGAATGCAAGTATAGTTTAACTGATATTATTGAGAGTTTAAAATGAAAATACTTGTAGTTGTTGCTCATCTTGATGATGAAACTTTTGGTATAGGTGGGTCTTTACTTAAATGGAAAGATACCCACGACATTAAAATAATATCATTATGTCATGGCAGAGATAATGAAAATACAATTAAAAGAAAAGATGCTTTCAAAAAAGTACAATCTAAACTAGGTTGTCAAGCAAGAGTATATCATTATAGAGATTTGTATCTTGATACTGAAAGGCTTGGAACATTAACTCAAATTATAGAGAATGAAATTAAAGAATTTTGTCCTGATATAGTTATTACAAATTCGGAAAACGATATTCATCAAGACCATAAAATAACAAGTCATGCTGTTAGAATAGCTGCAAGACCAAATAGAAATAATAATATAAAAGAACTTTTAGAATTTCAAATTCCGGGTTCTGAACCATTTAGTAGTACTTACTTTGAAACAATTGTAGACATATCCGATGTCATTTTAGATAAAAATGAAATGTGTATGTATTATGAAACCGAAAAATTACCAGAAATATACAACAACGAACATTTTAAAACAATTTATAGGAGATTGAATTTTTGAAAATATTAATGATACATGAAGTAGAATCTTGGATGTTTGATTTAGATTTATCTGAATTTGACATTATTACATTTGATGATGGGCTTTATTCACAATACAAATATTATAAACATTTTATTAAATTTAATAAGCCAATGTACTTTTTTATTAGTACTAATATTATATGCGATGAAAATACAGTTCAAAATGAAAATACAATTTCATGTTATTTAAGTCATAAATTATTTTTTGAAAACGGTGATAGTTCTAATTATATGAAATGGTCTCAAATCAAAGAAATTTATAACACAGCTAATTGTTATATTGGTGGTCATAGTCATAGGCATCTGAGATTTAAAGATTTGCCATTAAAAGAACAAGTAAATAAATCTGCTCTTGATATTTTTAAAATGATGCAATTTTTTAATGAACAAGATATAAAAATATCTACATTTTGTTATCCATACAATGAAGAAGTTATTGGATATGTAGCTGCATTGAAAAAATACAACATTAATGTATTTTTTGGAAATGAAAGAATTTCAATAGAAAGTTTAAAGAACTAATTTAATTAAACTTTAAACTTAGTTTTGATATAATTATAAAAAAGGATTTGTATGGGTTCATTGGTATTTATTTTTGGAGTAGGTTTTTTAGGATATATTCTAGGTGATGGTATGTTTGGCGCAAAATTAATTAATGCGTTTGAATATATAAATGTACTGTATTGGATTGGGTTTATGTTTCTTATTTTGATTAATGCAGCAATAATTGTTGGTTTAAGTTTTGCTGGACAAGATAAATTTCAAAAGTTTGGTAGTTATAGTATTATTGGAAGTTTAGGTGGCGCAAGTCTTGGTTTAGTTATTGCTATGGTTACGCTCTTTATTCCAATTTTACAACTTTGGATTTTATCAAATATTCCATTAACAATAGATCCAAATATTAGTTCATTCGATGAAATTCAGGATAAAACATATATTATGGCATTCAGTATTCTTGCTATATTGGGTGCATTTTTTAAAGGTACAAAAAAATGAAAGTTGGAATTATTGGATACGGTTTTGTTGGGCAAGCCGTACACTCAACATTTAAAGATGATGTTGATGTTGTTATTTTTGATTTATTCAAAAAGAAATATAATGGTAATCAAGAAAAGATATTTGATTGCGATATAAATTTTGTTTGTGTTCCAACACCTGCACAAAATTATGGTAAAGAATTATTAGAAACACTTAATAATTTTGTAGATAAAAAATATAAGGGTTTGGTTGTAATTAAAAGTACTATAATGTATGATTACATTAAAGAGTATGAACAAAAATTAAATGTTTGCTTTAATCCTGAATTTTTAAATCAAAATACTTTTATTAAAGATTCTTTGGAGCAATCAGTTATATTACTGGGTGGAGAAATTGATGTAACAAATAAAGTATATAATTTTTATAGAGATTACACAATTGTTGATGCAGATGTTGAATTTTGTACTTTGAAGGAAGCTTGTGATTTTAAATATATTAGAAATTTATATGGTGCATATAAGGTATTATTTTGGGAATTTGTACATGATACTACAGGAAACTCTAGAAAAATGGCAGAATTATTTAAAAGGATTTCTTACCAATCAGAGATGAGTCAAGTTGGTATGGATGGTTTTAGAGGTTTCGGTGGAGCTTGTTTTCCAAAAGATACTGCTGCTTGGAATTTTTATCATAAACATAAATTAACTAAATTTATGATTGATTACAATGATGATTTGAATAAATAGTAAATAAAACCATAAACAGGAGAAAAAATGTTTACAGGAAAAACTATTTTAGAAAGAGTTGACTCAACAACTTATAGATTAAATTCAAAACTTTCATTTGAGAATATTAATTATAAAGTAACAATAAAAAATGGATTAATTACAGATGGTGCTAGTATTCCTAGAATTTTTTGGAGTATCATTGGCTGTCCAACAAGTGGTAAATATGTAGGTTCTGCTTTAATTCACGACGGATTATACAGTTCAGAAATTATACCTAGAAAACATGCTGATGATTTATTTTTAGATATGTTAAAACATAATGATGTTGGATATGTTAAAAGATATTTAATGTATTTTGCGGTAAGATTAGGTGGTTATTTTGTTTGGAAAAAACACAAAGAAAAAGAAGTACACGAAAATAGAAAATTTATAGATGTAGAAAAATTCTATATGGAACTTGCCGATTAACGGCAAGTATCCAATGCTGCTTCAAGTTTAAGAATATATTCTTTAATATTCAACATACTCTCTGACATATTATTACCCTTCTTAGGTTTTTCAATATTTGGTACTTGACATTTAACAGGAATTTTTACTTCAACTGGTCTATCAACATAGACAGTTTTTGTACTACATCCAGTAAAAATCAAAATACTAAATACGCCAATTAGATTAATTAAACATTTCATCCATTATTCCTTTTGTTGCATTACAATCTTCAGAACCTTTTAATTCTTTAATAACTTCTTTTTCTACTTCAATTGTTTTTGTTATATATTGAATTCTATCTTTATATACAATTTCTTTTTTAACAGTATCAACTTTAATTGCTTCAACTGCTTCATTTTGATGTTTTATACTATCTTTTAATGCATTAATACTTTGTTCTTTAATTTGAACTTCAGCTTGTGATGCAGCTAATTCAGATTGTAATCCTTTATAAGAATAACCTAAACCAAGTAATAATAAAAATAAAACGGCGGAAACTCCGCCTAAGATGTTAGTCATTGCTGACCGCCTTCTCCAGTATCTTTCTTGAATTTCAATAATGCAGCTGTACCGGCAAATACCGCAGCGATACCAATACCATAAGCATTCATATCAAAAGTATCACCTTTCCAAACTACAGAATAAATTGCTAATCCAAGTGCTGTTAATACACTTAATGCAGCCAATGCCTTTGATAAATCAAAAGTTTGGTTATCTACTTCAGTGAACATTCCCTTTAAAAAATTTGGCATTTTTACTCCTTAATTATTAGATAACGGATTATCTAATGCGTTTTGTAATCTTCTATTAATTCTATCCTCAAGATCTTTCATATCTCGTTTATTATCAGATTCTATTTTTATTCTAATACTATCAATTTTTTCTTCAAGCCTTTTGTTTTATCATCTTTGCTTTGTTCTTCTTCAATTTTAACAGGCAATTTTTCAGGATTTTCTTCCCATTTTTTCTTTGCGTCTGTGCCAATCTTACCTTCATAAGGACAAGGCGTTCCTGCCATTTCCATAGCTGCAAAGATTCTTGAGTCTTGACAAAGTGTACTAACTGCTGCAACTTTCATACCCATATCATATAATGTTTTTGATAATTTTAATCTTTCGCAGTTTAAATCTCTAACTGTTCCACCACCAGAGATACCTAAAATTTGAGTTTGTACCGCACCAGAAAATCCAACTGTACATAAGTCTGTATTTGAAGAATTAATGCTTGGCGAAATTGCCGAAGAAGGCGGCGACTTTAAAGTAGTTTCTGTATTACCCTCTGTTCTTATAGTTGTACTAGAAGTACTTTGAGTTACAATAGGATCATCAGCAAAAGCTGAAACTGAGGCCAAAATAAAAACAATAGCTAAAACTATTTTTTTCATAACATTCCTTTTATTTTTATTTATAATTTATGTTTATAATAGTTTTGGTTATTTTTTGTTAAATGTAATTAATGATTTGTGTGGAATTAGAAGTAAAATTAGAAAAAGTAAAAAAGTAGAAAAATTCTCAACCCGAAGGTTGAGAAATATTATTATGCTAAAGCAGTGTTAGTAAAATCAATACCAAATGATCTTGCATAAGTTTTAGCTCTATCATTAGAAGTAGCTGAACTTACACCAGGAATAGTATCAAGTGCATATCTTGTTTTAGCAATTACTGCTGGTTGACCAGAATCAGTATTTGTAACTTTTGTAAAGCTCATTGGAACGTATGGAGCAAAGAATCCCATTGCATCTCTTCTATCAGCACCTTTGTAAAGTACAGTAGCATAATCAGATGTTGCATATTGGTCAACGATTACTTTAAATCTTCCGTCAAATGTACCAGCTACACCACCAGAAACTGGTTGAGTTACACCAGATACTTGATCTGCAGGTTTGAAAGTACCAACTTGTTCAAACATTGTAGCAACTTTTGGTGAACAAAGAATAATATTACCTTGTCCTCTTTTTGTTTCTAGACCAATAATTGCAGATTCTTTAGAAATTCTGATAACTTCTCTTCTGTATTTTTCAATTTCCCATCTACCTGTACCATCAGTACTATCAGCAGTAAAAGAAATAGTATTACCTAATTGAGTAGCATTATCATTTACGAATGTTACAATTTCTCTATCAATTTCTGCTTGCATTTCGTAAGACATAAGTGACATAATTTCTTCGTCAGCTAATAGTCCATGTTGTGCTTTAAGATCTTGATACATTTCAACTGTATATTGTCCTTTTAATGCTCTTGATCTAGCTTCAACAGATTTTTTAGTGATATCGAAACCAATTTCTCTCATATCTTTACCTAATGCTTCAGCTTGAGCTGTAGTATAAGTACCAGTATAACCTTTTAAGATTCTACCAAATGAAGCTTCATTTGTATAAACTGCAGTAACAGTAATTCCTGTTTCAATAGCAGCACCAACAGCTGGAATAACTCCACCAACAAGAACTTTTGTATTAGCACCAGTTCCTTCAACATAAAGTACTTTACCAGATGTAAATACAGTGTCGCCTTCAACTTTTGTAGTACTTGCACTTAATGCAACAACACAGTTAGTTAAAACGTTATTAGCTTGTAATGAAGCAGCTTTATTATTACCAGTACCAGTATATTGGTTAGTTAATGCATAGATAAATCCAGTTGGCATTGTCATTGGTTGAACACCAAGTAATTCGTTAGCAATTAAGTTAGGATAAACTCTTCTTACCATTGGCATAAGGATTGGTGTAAATTGTGCAACGTCACCAGAAAGTGTACCTTCTGCAACTAATCTGTGATATTCTTTTTCAGTATTTTCTAACATAAGCTTCATAGCAGCACTATCAGATGCAGTCAATGGAGCATATTTAGAACTTTCAAGTAATGCTTGAATTTCTTCCATTTTTAATCTCCTGTTAAATTTATTTTATTTATATTTTTTTAAAATTAAACTAAATGCGCCCAAATTGGAGCTTTCGCTTCCGGTTTGACAGCTTCTTCAATTTTTTCTTCTACTTTTGCAGCACCTTTAATACTTTTTTTCAATGTTTCAAGTTTTTCAACATATGAAGCTTCTTTACTAAATTCAATAATGTCTGCTAATTTTTCAAATTTTTCAGCTTCAACAATTGATAAATCTTCTTTCATTTCAGAAATTACACCCATTTTTAAAAGTTTTTCATTTTCTTCTTTCAATGCAATGTTTTCTTCAATTAAAGAATCATATTTTTCAATGCTTTCTTGTAATTTTGTTTCTACAGCAGATTCATCTTTAGCTTCAACAATTTTAGATACTTCAACACCAGTTGCTACTAACATAGCATCAAATGCTTCAATAATCATATCCGCTTTTTCTGATTTAATAGATTCCTCTAAACTCGCTTTTGATTCTGAAACAAATTCTTCAACTACTCTATCTAAATATTTATCCAATGATTCAAGCATTTCAGCTTTTTTCATTTCTAGATATTCATCAGCTTTTTGATTTAAAAACTCAATATGCTTTTCAGATTTTTCGTTTAAAGAATCAATTTCTTCTTCAATTCTAGATTCAGCAATCATGTTTGCTTTTGCTTCTACGGCATCGTTAAATTGAGCAGTAAGTGCTTCTTTTAAGTCAGCTGTAAAAACTTTTTCATCTAATGATTCAAAAAGTTTTTCTAACATCTTTAATCTCCTTTTAATTTTATATTATTTATAATAATTAAATAATACAGTTTTCAGACTATTTCATTATTGCTCAATGAGCAAATATAGTTGTATTATTTCTTTGTACTGTTAAGTGTACCTAAAATTTCACCAAATTTTTTGATAATTGCTTCGTTTATATCTTTTTTATCAAACATTTCACAAGAACCATTACATTCAGATTCTTTAGATGGAACTATATTTCCATTTTTATCTAATGAAAAAGTTAAATCATCAATTATACCTTCATTCAATTGATAGCTTTCTACAAGACCATTCATTGTTGCATTATAATCAGATGGAGCTGATACAATATCATATGTTACAAGTTTAAAGTTTTCAACGATACCATTTTTTACAGAACCTACACCTCTTGAACTAACTGAAATTTTAATTCCATTATCAATAAGAGATTTAAGTTGATTTGCTTTTGGATTATCTAATAATACAGCTTCACCAATAACATGTTTATTTTTGATATTAAGTGCAGTGATTTTAGCAACTGCTTCCATAGGATCTACATTTGTTCTTGCTGGATGTTCCCACTCCATAAGAGTGTTAATACTTCCACTATCAAAATTAGATTGATATTTAGAAACTTCATTTTCCCAAAGTTCTCTTGGGTAAATTCTTCCATTTCTATTCTTTTCACCGATTGTACTAAAAATACCTTTTATTTTATATTTTTTTGATGTTTCACCAGTTGCTTCGTTAATTGATTCTTCAACAACAAACTCAGGCTGTGCATCAATATCATATATAAGTTTCATAATTTACTCCCCGGTATTGTTAATCTTAGCAAATATTGACTTCATATGTTGAATTTTATCAAAATCATTTGCATACTGTTTCACATCTGAATGATTACTTAGTTTAGCTTTCAATTCTGTTTTTACAGCATCAGAAAATTCTGTATATTTTTTATCAACGGCACTGTCAATAATAGTTTTATCTAAGCTCATTTGTTACCTTTCTGTTTTTATTTATTTATATTTTTTAATTTTTCTTTAAACTTCTTTTTCTTGCCATAGCATACATTTGTTCTGCCGAATATTTACCATGTGTAAAAGTTTCAGTTTTTAATCCAGCAACTTCAACTAATCTATCTGCTGGTATAATTACACCATTACTAGATATTCTTTTATTAATATAAAGTCTTATGCAAGGAGCATAACCTAATTTTTTCATCATTGGTTTTAGCTGTTGATAACTAAACTCAAGAGGTAACTTTTTAATGATATTTTGTTTATTCAATTTAAAGATAACCGAAATTAAATGAATTCTCATTTTTATTGGAATCCAATGAAAATTTAAACCAAGAGTATGTGTACTATTTCTTTTAAGTATCAACACCATCGGTGTTCTATCATATGTATTTTCTTTATCTTTTGCATTATAAAAGTAAAATAGTAATTTGCCTGGTTTAAAATCTTCATCTCGAAATGTTCTTTTTGATTTTAACAAATCTTTAACAATATAATACGATTGGGTCGGGGTAAGTTCTTTTGCTTTCATTTTAATTATACTTTCATAATCTTAATTGAATCCTCCGAAGAGGACTCTCAAAAATTATAATGCCACTGTATTTAATGTTGCAGCATTTCCAGCCGCAGGATTATTAATGTCACCATTACCTACAACCCAATCTGTAAAGCTGAATGTTACATCAAACTCTTGAATTGAGTCATTTTGACTATCATCAATTGCTAACTCAGCAACTTCTTGTACGAATACATTGTGGAATGTATAGATTGCTGTTGGGTTACCAGCAGAATCAAGTTGCTCAACTGACATTTCTCCCATAATTGCAGCAGGACTACCACTATGTGTATTTGTTTGGAAGTGGTCAGCTGACTTCATCCAAGAAATCATGTCTCTTCTTAGTCCGTGGTCCTCAGTATTGTAAAATGTTACTGTCCAAGTAGTAGTATATGTTGTGTCTCCAGGAATAATCAATTTTCTTCCTTGGTTAAACACTTCAATTTGTCCTATTGTCATACTTGGAAAATTGGTAGCCTTACAAAGTACATCGGCATTTCTTAAATCTGACTGAACTGGAACTGTTGCTGGAACTGAAAAATTAATTCTATATTTATTAGTTCTTGCACCGGCACCAAGAGCAGTTTTTAATTCTGCTAATTTATTTGCCATATTTTTCTCCTATATTATTTCTTTTTGTTTTATTTATATTATCTATTTTAATCAAATAATGATGTAACAGTATCAAATGCTTCTTTACCACTATCACCAAGTGCAGCAAATCCAAGATCTTCAATAAGTGAAGCATTAGCAACATCAAATTCACTAAATGCAAATGTTATAGTAAATTCTGTTAAAGTATTATTGGAATCTGCTGAAAATTGAACAGGGCCAATCATTTTTGGAAATGCATTTTGTAAAACATAACCATATACCTTTTTTCCAGTATTTGATAATTGCCAAATGGTTATTTCTGTTTGATAATCTGCCCCAGCATTAGCTGAACCTGGATCTAATATTCCTTTTGCATAACTACCTAACACTTGTTTAGGATTATCTAATACATTTTTTAATGATGAAATTGCACTTGCGCCAGAATTTAATAAATCTAATGCATTACCCATTGTTGAGCCACTTCCGCCAAATAATCCACCAGATTTTGGTTTTGAATTATCTACCTTTGTTAACCATTTATCAAATGATTTTCTCATTGACATTTTTGAGTCATCAACAACAGTTACCTCATACTCTCCGCCGTAATCAGTTTCACCTCTAACTTGGTATTTTCTTCCTTGGTACCAAATATTTCCAGTGCTTATAGATCTTTGCGGAAACCCAGCTGCTTTACATAAAATATTAAATTTTTTTGCGTCAATACCAGGAAATGCTAATTCTATCATATATTTGTTTGGTCTAGAACCACCATTTAATGAATTTTTTAAATCATTAATTGTATTAACTGTACCTTGAGTATCAGTAAGAGTATTTTTTATACTATCTAAAATTGCCATTTATTTTTTCCATTTTTTAATATTTAAGCTATTCTGAAATCATCAACGGCTTTAGTTTTAGGAGTATCCTCTTTCCACAAATCGTCCCACCATCCTGATACACCATCATTTATTTCTGTAAAATACGCTTGAGGTGTTTGTTCTGCATTTAGATTAGCTAATTTGGATTCAGGATTGAGTTTACCACCTGATAGTGATCCTCTTACTCCAGATAAACCTGAAGTTAATTTATCTTTCATTCCTTGCATGTACTTATCAATAACTGTGCCTTGGTTACCTATATTGTTAAAACTTTCCATTTTAAAGTGTGTATAAGAAAATGTTACGGGGAATTCTAATATATTACCAACCCCCTCTGCATCATATTGAACTTCACCCAACTCTGTTACAAATGCATTATACAGTGTGTATTTAGCTGAAAATTTTTGTTGTGATGTGCCAGTTGGAGCAGACTTTAATGCATTCCCAATAGATTCAGATTCAACAATACTATCAAACGCATGTTGATATAAAATAATGTCTCCGTGTTTTCCATTATTTAATTCATTCATAAGTTGTGATCGTAATTCATGATTTGGCGATAAATAAAATGTGCATGACCAAGTCTGTCCATATTTAACTTGTCCTGGAATAGGAATTGTTCTACCATATTTTTTTATTTCTATTACTGATCTTGATATTGTTGGTAATGATGTTGATTTAGCAAATGCTGTTAACTTATTACTTTTTAAAGTTGATATTTCTACACTAAATTTTGTAGATCTGGCACCATCAGCAAGAGTACTATGAATTAAATTTTGAATTTCTGAACTCATTTATTACCTTCTAATTTATTTTTATTTATAAATAAATCAAAAAGGTATAAAGGTAATTAACTAATGCTTGATATTTCTCAAACAATCTCGGATTCATTAGAAACAAAATGGTCTTATATAAATCAATTTGATGTAACTTTTACATTACCACAAGCATTAGCAACCAAAATAGCAAAAAAATCAGTCTCAGATACAAAAATAACAAATATCAAGGCTATTACAGGTAATGATATATCTAAAAACATAATATCAGTTGACACACCACAATTTTCTTCTCAAAATATTGAATCTTTTACTGGTGGAAAATGGTATTTTCATAATGGAAAAACTGAAATGTTAAGATTTTCAATTACTTTTAAAGATTATAATAGTTTGCATTTATATCAGGCATTTATTACGTTGTTTGAAATACAAAAAACAAATTATTTTGATGATGTAGCAATCAGTGTTGTAATTAACTATCTTGCTGATAGTGGCTTTTCATCAGTTAATTATGATATTGATGAAAGCAGTACATATGCAAACCCCACTAAAATAAAAATATTAGAATTTGATAAAGTATTAATAGATTCCGTTAGTCAAGTTCAATTTAGTCATAACACAGAAAATCAAATAGCAGAATTCACGGTCCAATTTAAAGCGGGTCAATTTTTATAAAGGAAAAAAATGCAAGAACAAAAAGAACAAAAATATGAGTTATTTTCAATTGTTGGTAATAGAACTATCAATTTTAGAAAATGGAAAGTAAAAGATAAAAAGAAATATTTAAATGCTCTAAGAGAGGATAATTTAAACGATATTCAAGATGCACTTGTTTATGATTGTTTAGAAGATAAAAATATAGTTTTAGATGCAGACGAGTACAAATATATTTTAACTCAAATTAGAATACACACATTTGGAAATGATATTACTGTAGAAATGCATTGTGATTCGTGTAATACTGATTTTAATTACGATATAAACCTAGCTGATTCATATAGACAAAGTTTTAATCCAATAGAAGAGATTAAATCAAAAAATTATGTATTTAAAATCGGTAACATTAAAAATAAAGAAGAATTCAATGCAAAATATGCGGATTGTTTAACTATTGAGCAAGGAATTTATACTGAATTCATTTATAAAATTGATAGTATAGATGGTGAAAATTTATCTATTGAAGAAATTGAAGAAATAATGGATGAATTAGATGCTGATGAAGCAGAAGAAATATTTTCTATTTTTGTAAAAAATAAATTTAAAATAGATAATACAAATGATATATGTTGCCCAAATTGTAGTAATGTTGAAACATATGAATTTGATGATTTTCCTGGGTTTTTTCCTTTATCTTGGTATGAGGAATAATTTATGAAGCAAGTGTTAAAATATGCAAATAAAAATATAATCATAGAACCAATAACCACGTTAATTGAGAAAGATTTATTGATTTTAACATTAACTTCCAATTGTACACTTGATGATGCTCTTTTAACATGTGGATATGATTTTAACACAGTTGAAAGTTTAACAAGAAGAGAAAAAATTGCTATTTTATTTAAAATTAGGAGTGTTTCATTAGGTGATGAAATTGAAATAAAGTACACATGCAAACATTGTAGAAAATCAAGTGATACATCAATTAACATTGATAATATAATGGTTATAAATGAAGACTACGAACCTGATGAAAATATAAATGACATATTTATTGATTTAAATAGAAGTAATTTGAATTTATTTGTAAATACAGATATAGATGATTTGGATTTTGATGAATTTGAAGTTTTATATGAAAAAGTTAAAAACCATATTGTTACATTTAATTTTGAGAAAACATACGACTGTAAATATTGTGGTGAAAAAAATTCAATGAATTTTGAATTTATGGATGATAAAAGTATAATAGATTATATGAGTAATAAATCTGCTCAAGAAATTTATAAAGATTATAATACTTTTATTTTTTACACTAAATATTCAAAATTAGATGTAGATTCTATGATACCTTTTGAAAGAGAAATATTAACAGGATTATTGAAAAATACTATTGAAGAACAAAAAAACAAAAATTGAGGTATTAAAATATGCAAAAAGGAACACCAAATTCTAATTTAACTTTTGATGTTAATTCTTTGGATGAAATTGACGCAATGACATCTAATATGTCAAAATATATTAGTTCTACAAATGCAAGTGCGTCAAAAAAACCAAAAAATAAACAAGATAGTAAAACAAATCAAAAAATTCTTGGTGTTAATTCAAATATTCTTGGTGTTTTATCAAAAATCCACGAAGATTTAATAGATGAACAAGATACAAGAATAAAACAAACTCCAAAATCAAATTGTTCATGTGCTGATATAGGAATTAAATTTAAAAAGAATGCAAAACTTACTTTGGCTGATTTAAAGGCTCTTGGATTATCTGGATTACTTAAAGAAGATGAGAAAAAAGGAGATGCCGATTGGTTAACAGATTGGTTGATGTTAGCCGCAGCAATTGTTGATATATTAGCAAATGCTAAAGACCAATACGATAAATATAAAGATAGAAAAAATAAAAGAAAAAAAGAACAAGAAGAAGAAAAAAGAAGACGTGCCGAAGATGAAGAAAGAAAGCGAGAAAGACAAGAAGGGCGAGAACAAAGAAGAACGAGAACATATGATAGATATGGGAGATATGGTGGTAGAGGTACTGGTGGTAGAGGAAGTTTAGGACTACCAAGATATTCGACTGGTGGATTTAGCGGGGCAGATATTCTTGATTACAGCGATTTTTCAAGAGATAGAGGATATAATAGAAATGGAACAAGAACTCCAACAAGAGTTTATAATAGAATGCCATCTGGGGGTATGTTTAATTCATCATTAAAAAATGGATCATTCTTACCTGATGCCGAAATAGATTTTAACATGCCAGACAGAACATCAAATAAAACAATTGGTGGAAAACCTGGTTCAGCTTTACCACAACCTAAACAATTACCAAATGCAATTAATGAAAGAATGTTAAAACGATCTATTTCAACATCTATTACAACGAGAGCAACCGCTGTTGAAGCTATGATGATTTTTACTAAAATGATGTCATCCGGCGGAATGAAATTAGGTGGAAAACTTTTAACTAAATTTATACCTGGTGTTGGTATTGCTTTATTATTATATGATGCAGCAACAGCAGCTTCTGATATATACAGAGCAAAAACTTTAGCTGACCAAGCAGGTGCAAATTTTGGATTTTGGGATGGACTTAAAGTTGGCGGCGAATCTATGTTAAATTCCTTTTTTGGAACAAATCAAAACACATTAAATAAATATGAACAACTGGCACAAGAAGGACCAACCGGAGAAATTAATGTTAAACACATACAGGTTTCGGCAGAATTGAAAAACATGACAACAAAAGAGTTGGAATCATATTATGACAGAGTAAAAAATGACCCTGATATTCCACTTGTTGAAAGAAAAGCACTTGGAGATCTAGTTACTACAAAACTTTTCAAAGCAAACGATGATGCTGCAATAGAAAAAGGTTGGCAAAACTTAGACAATGCATTTGATCCGTTCGCTGGAGCTGGCGCAGGAGAAGGATCTGCTAAAAGTATTAAAGGTATGAACAAAGACAAATATATGTCTAAATTACGAAATTACGAATATGGCACCAAAAAATGGGAAGGGCCGTTTAAAGATAAAAAAAATCAAATGCAAGTATCAGAATGGGGCGAATCAATTCCGATGAAGCAGTATTTAGCTAACAAACGATATTATGATACTACAAGTGAAAACGAAAGATTAAAATCAGCAAATACTATTGTATCTGGGAATATTGCCGCCGCTGAAGCAAAGTTTCCTGGATTTAAAGATTTAGATCCGGACATCAGGTTTCTTATTCTTGATATGCAAATGGGAATGGGCCGATATTTTTGGGAACCACATCAAAAAATTGATGAAAACGGAAAACCAGTATTTAAAGATGGTAAACCTGTAATGATAGGTTGGGATAATTTTGTTAATGCAATAAAAAGTGGTAATTATAAAGATGCAGCAGAAATATTAGAAAGAAGTAAATATGCTAAAGACGTTGGAAAGAATAGGGCTGGCGCAAAGGTAAGATTGCTTAAAGAATATGGTAACAATTCGGCAAAACCTATAACTCCAGCCAAAGCAGGTTTTAACGACGATGATAGTAATTTTTTAATTAAGAAACTAGAACTAAAAAATAAAGATAACAACGTCCAAAATGGTCCAATTTCATCTTTAAATATAAATAATACTAATATGATTACGTCTATGGCTAACACTAATGGCGGCAAATTATCAGATTGTTTCACGCTAACAGATAATTGTCTACAATTTTCACACACATAAGGTAAAATAAATATGGCATCACTAACAAGCATCAAAAATTTTCTATCATCAAAAGCGCAACGAGCTATGGGAGTGGGTATTGCCGCAGCAACAGGTACACAGATTATAGGAGAATATGTAACAGTTAAACCTGGCGGGACTGCTGGTTTAGGCGAGATTGGAAAAGGTTTGAATGAAAGTTCAACATATTATGATATCTCAAGAACAAAGAGTCCTTATAGAAAAATGAAAATAATTGCATATGAACAAAACATAGGAAACGATAGTAAAGGTCTAATCGCTAAAGGGTTAAATGCATTTAATACAGGAATAAATTATTTAGGTGGTTTTAGTATAGGTGCAAAAATTCTTGGAACAGAAGGACAAACAGATAGTACTGACGTTAAGGTTGAAGCAGAAGAAGGCACTAGCAAAGCAATACTCGAGTCTAAAGTTCAAATAAATAAAATAGGAAATTTAAGAAGTGCTATTATAATGCCATTACCAAATACACTAAGAGATTCTCAGCAACATGGATATACTGAAGAAAAAGGCATAGTTGGTACAATGGCATCAAAAGTTCAAGAAGCTACTATGGGTGGAATAGCTGATACCATAGCTGGTATAGCAAAAAGCATGGGGCCAATTGGAAATGTCATAGGTTTAACCACTAAAGCTATTACACGTCCATTCGGGTCTATGAATTTAAATCAAGCAATGGGTTCAATTGCCGCAAGTGGAGGGTTTAGAAATTTAGTAGCAGATCCTGGGTATTTTCAAAATTATACAGGGTCAACACCTAGAACATTTTCATTTTCTTGGGAACTTATGCCAACTTCTGCTGACGAAGCAAAAAAAATTACAAATATAGTTTTTATGTTAAAGGATTTTTCAATGCCATCAGCTAATGATAATAAAATAACTATGTTATCACCGTATTTCTTTAAAATAGAAATAGGTAATCCTTGGATACAAGCAATGCTGAATATTAATGAT